GCAGATGAATATGCTACTGTCTGATCTCCTGTATTATTCCCTGATATAGAAGCATCTGAGAGAGCTGTACTTAATTGTGCTACTGTAAATGAACCTAAAGAAGCTGCATTACCAACAGAAGTTATATGGCCTGTTAAATTTGCATTTGTAGTTACTGTACCTGCATTACCACTCACACTAGTTTGCACAATATTAGGACTATCACAAGTAGTAGTTATACTAGAAGTGGCATTAACTGCAGCCACAGCATCAGAGTCTGAGTAAGACGATCCAGAGCCAGTTGATATTTCTAATCCATCATAAAATGCATTCCCATCATCATCTATCTCAAGTTTTCCAATCTTAACTCTACTTTTGGACACCTGGATAGGAGACAAAAGATCCCCTACCTTTAGACTTTTTAAAAACTTATCTAAAGGTTTATCATCTAATAAAGATACTAAATTTTTTTTATCTTTAGTTAATGATTGCTTATGTTTATTATATTTCTTTCCCTTATTTATTTCTTCCCTGTCAATTTATAAATAAGGCCTTTAAGACTAGACCATATTAAATCATCTTGTTTAGATGGACTCAATGCCACCACTTTGTCTATTACTAAAATTACTATCGTTACAACCTGCCAATTATTAGTTAATAAATCTAACATTATTTCTCCTTTATTTTAGAATTACAATTATTACATACAACAAACTCTCTTTTTGGATGAGAGTCTGATTTTAGCTTAGCAATATCCACTTCATTTCTTTCTATTGTTTTTCCTTGCTTAGCCTGTTCTTTTAAAATTTGTTTAATTTGTACATCAACATTCCTAAGAGTTTCAAGTTCTTTTTTTTCCCTGCCTCTCTTAACTCCTTTTGCTATACCATTGATTATTTGTTTTGCTAGAAATAACTTCATTAAAAAAGATCTCTAATTTTTGCATATAGAGTCATTAAACCAATTACAACACCTATTGATAATGATATAAATGTTAAAATTGGGTTTAAAACCTCTAAAACACCTATTAATGTCGAAAAAAAGCTAGTACCTATACCTATACCAGGGTTTGTTGATAAAACTCTTAATGTATCACTCATTCCTTATCCTTATTTTTAAAATATGTTATTAAGTCTATAACTACTAATCCAATATAAAAAAAAGAAAAGAACCCTAGTAAAAAAAATCCTAAACTAATCATTACATTCATCCCACTTTTTCAAATCTAGCATTGGTAAAGGCTTTTCTATTAAATGACTTTTAAGTTTATCATTTTGAATAGCCACTTTATTGCCACCTTTTATAAATGGTTTCCCATCATTACATCCTACTTCATATATAAATAAAATTGTTTTCCACACTCCCACTCTAACTACACGAGCAGGTCTACCATCAAATATCACTACATCATCAGTATTAAGATCATCCCCTAAAAATACTTTTACTGCCTCAATAAGAGATTCAATGGTATTACGAGCTATAAGAAAAAAGAAACCAACAATAGCCATCCAGCCATATTGACCAATCAAACTTTCTATCGTCTCTTTTTCCATTAAATCCTTTATTTATTGCCATCTATTAATTCGCCCCATAAAGAGGTTTTTCCATTAATTATTTGTATAACATGCACTGTAAAATAGCCATTTTCAAAGAAATCTACAATAGCGAACGAATGAGACCAATTATGTTGCCTTCCTCCTAACCAAGCATTCTGTTCTGTTGTCATGTCCTTTAGACACCCTATACTCCAAGCTGACTTCACACCATCCATGTGAGTTACTGAGCACTGTTGAATGTCGTGATGATGTCCATACATTATGTTTGCCCCCAATTTCATAAGGTGGTTGCGAGTATGATGAACAGAAGCAAAGTGATGACCATGGTAAAACCACAGCTTTCCTATTTTTAGATACTTTCCTATTGGTTGAAATTTGTAGCCCCTTTCCTTTAATTTTACAACATTTTTAAATTTATAATCTAAATATGGATGTTCCTCAGTAAATCTATTCATCCAATCATCATGATTTCCTTCAATCATATATTTGGTTTTTACATTAGCTTTATCTAAAGATTCATCTATCTGATCCATACCTTTATTTACATCTATAATATCTTGTTCTATAGAAGGTAGTTGATATTCCAATGGAGGTCTTTTTTTCTTTTTCCATTGCCAATGAGATGATCCATGCCACTCTCCTACATCTCCTAAATCAACATATGCATCTGGTTTAACTAATTCTATTGCTTTACACACAACTTTAATTGCAGGTTTATCTGCTAATGGGAAGTGCTTATCTGGTGTTACTATTACTCTTTTTACTGGATTTTTTTTAGACATACAACTCCTTTACATATCGTTCTTATTAACCTCCATAAAATGTTCGATAGTTCCAGCCCCTAATTCTGTGTTATACACTTTTTTCCAATACTTAGCTTGTTCTCTAAGATCAGTCCAATCAGGGATAGGATTTGGATCTCTCATATATTTTAGTCTACAAAATGCAACTTGCAAGGCTATATTAGACAATAAAGAGAATTCCAAATCATTCCCTAATCCTAAACCAATTAAAGTTTTTTTTAGTCTTTCTCTATAGTTCACAAAGTTATCTAAAGTATCTTGAGCTGTATCTAATTCTACTTGCCAAAAACCAATTGCTGGGCCTTCGTTCATTTGCCTTAAATGTCTATATCCTGACTCTGCCATTCCTGTTCTCATAACAAGAGCTAAAGCATCAGGTGTGTAAGAATTTAATTTATATAATACTTCTTCTGCAATTTCCTTAATATCATCTATCATTTAGATTTTTTAGAAGATTTTTTACTAGGTTTTTTTGATGCCAATACTTCAATCGCATATCCAAAATCTTTTACTTTATTAAATTCAACTTCATCAACCTCTATAGGTTCATAAGACTTAAACCCTTTTTCTTTATACTTTGGAGATACAGATGAAACGAATTGAAATTTTACTTTATTTGCCATATTTCCCCTTAATTAAAAGAAGGAGGGCAAAAGCCCTCCCTCTAGTTCTAATTAACATCATTTATTTATGATGCTGCTCCATTAATAAACTTAGCACTATATTCTTCATTAATAGCTGCACAACCAAATAATGAATCTGCTACAACCTTAGTAGATAAGAAATCAATATCATATTGTGAAGTTACTCTTGGAGATATAGAAGAAGCAAATCCAAACGATTGAGGATGTAATAAATAAGCTCCTGCTTCGCCTGTACCTGTTCCAATGCTATTACTTGAAATAACAGGAACACCCCATAATGTTGGGACTAAACCTGATACTAAGTTATTAGCACCAGCTACTACATCTGCATGTGAGACATATTTTCCTGTTTCAGTTACTGGATTCATTAATGCGCCAAATATCTTATAATTAACAGCTAAGACACATCCATCTCCTATAGGATCTACATTCACTCCTCTTAAAGCATCAAATAATTCTGCTAACTTTGCAAGTGTTACAGCGCCATCTATTTCATCTGTTGCACCAGTAGTTGCATTAGTTGTTATTCCTGCAGATAATATGCTTTCAATATACAAATCAATCTTATTAGCAAGATCATATGCTATAGACATTGTATATTTTTCCATCATACCAGGAAGTGCTTGAACTTTAGCAGGGTCAGTAACCATTTTAGATGCATACCAATGCTGATCAACAGTTATTGTTGCTTCTGCTTCACTTGTTGCATCCCATTTTAATGCTGCTATACCTGCATCAGCACTATTATCTCCTGCATTACCTAAGTCTGCTTGTTGTGCGCCAGTACCTGGTGCTAATTTAGGTACATGTATCACATCTCCACTATTACGAACTAATTCAGAATAATCCTGTATTAAGTTCTTGAATACTAACTTTTTTTGTAGGTAATCAAATATCATATCAGACCATAGTTCAGGTACTAAATTTTCTACTGAAGTATTTGCTGTTACTGTTTGATATTGACTACCAGTTGCTGGAACTTCATATCCCATCACAAACCTCTTTTCTTTATTTTAAATTGAAATTATTGTTTATTTTTTTGTATACTTAGCTTTGATGTTATCCCAATTCTTTGCCTTATCACTAGAACTCATATCCATCCAGTTATCTAAATTCGTGTTATCAATACCTCTTGATAAACCTGGAGATGGAGATGGAGTACTTAGTTTAACATCATCTATCTTAGATACAATATATTCAAGAGTGTCTAAACCTTTTGTAGACATTCTTTCACGATCAGCTTCTGGCAACTTTGCTAATAAAGAATCTCTTCTTGATTGTTCAAATGACTCCCATTTTTCTTTATATGGATTAACATCATTTAATTGTTGTTGAAGAGTGTCAGCTAGTTCTTTATACTTTTCTTGACTCTTCAATGACTTAATTTTAGCAGTTTCCTGCTGTTTCAAGAAGTCTTGATTTTTTACTTCACTTTCTTGCGCTCTTCTACGAAGTTTTTTTGCATTCTGCACTTCGTCTAAGTAAAGTTGTTTATAATCAACATTATCATCTGATACTGTAGTTTGTTCATCCTGAACTTGTTCGCTCATCTGAGCTGTATTTTCATCTAACATGTGAAAATTCTCCTTTTTTATTATCGAAAATTAATCAAATATAATTTAATAACCAAATTAAGACATTCCCATTAAGGTTATTCTAAATCCCATAAATTCTTCCATTTCTATAATCTTGCTAGCAGGTATCATAGTTTGCAAACCATCAATATCTTCAACATATGCCTCTACTATTGTTTTTGATAAAAGGTCTATTTTTTCCATCATTTTTCTTAATAACTTTTCTTCATCACTATTCATAACTCCCCCTTTATCTTTTTTTATATAATTCTAAAGCATATCTTTTTTCTAATCTAGCTTTAAACCCTTCTAGTAACTTTTTTCTAGTAATTCCTCCAGGAAGGCATTCATTTGGAATATCAAGATTAACCCATCTTTTTCCATTTCTTATATCTGGCTCATTTAAATAATAAGCATATTCTTGACCTCTTTTATTTTTAGCTGGGTTAAATATATTTATTTTATTACCTTTAGTGCTAACAGATTTTGTTGTAAAGTTTTTTCTTAAATTTTTAGTATTCATTAGTTTCACATGTTTATATCCATTTATAGTTTTCCACTCTTTTGTAGAACTCTCTAATTCTGGAAGAGGTTTGCCATCATTAGTTTTCCACTCATTAAATTGTCTTGCTTTCATTTTTTGAAATATTGCGAAAGAGAGTTCTTCTTTAAATCTTTTTTTCTCTTCCATTAATATTTTCTTTTTAATAGATCTCCAATTTTTCTTAAGCCTTGAGCTTTTAGAAGTAGCTCCACCCCTTGTTTCTTGATATATATTTGTATAAGTAGCCATTATTTTTTAGTTTTTCGTTTATTCCTTTTATACTGTTTAAGAATTTGGTTTCTCTTTTTTCTTAATTGCTTTCTTTCCTTGGCTTTCTTGTTGGGCATTATTATCCTCCTCTTGTGGGTTTTCGAGATTATTCTTCTTGATGATATTTTTAGCTTTATCGAGAGAAACATCTTTTTTGTTTTCTGCCATGATTTGTGCATCTGTAGTATGACCTCTTTCTAGCATCCAATTCCACAATTGTATTCTTTCTGATACTGATTTTGGATATTCAGGCTCTTTAAATTCAACTTGCAACTCTCCTTGTAAATCTATTCCATTAAGTTTTAACACAGATTTTTCTAAATCAAATAAATCATGCTCAAACAATCTCCATTGTTCAACTGTGTCATTATAATCCTCTATTCTATCAAAATCTTTTATAATTAAGGCAAGTCCAGAAGATGGTCTGTCCATATTGCTATCGAAAGTAATGTTCATATGCTTAGATTGTGCAAGTAATTCTAATTCAAACTTAATTGAATCGATAACTTTAGCTATATCGCCCTTGGGAGACTCAATGCCAAAACGACCATCTACTGGAAGATTAATAATTGTATCTGATCCCATTCTGCTAATAGGTTCGTCTTCATATACTCCACTTGCCCAAGGTTGTCCAAACATTTGGAATCTTTGACCAAGTTTAAGCTCTGTTAAAGTAATATTTATTTGTTCATTAACACCTACTACATCTGAAGATCCCTCTCCATAAAAATCATCTATTTGCTCCATACTTCTAGGAAAAACAAATGGTAATTTACCTAAGCCATGTCTCATTTCGCTTTCAATATTACCCTCTTGATTATAAATAATCTTATAGTTACTATCCCAATAACAATATTTCAAATCTTCAAGAAAATGAATATCATCAGTAGCATGTAACATTGGATAAATAATTGCAAATGGATTATATGGATCTTCATTAAAAAATGCATCGAAATAATAAATTGGATTATAATCTAAATGACCACCATTATCTGACTCTTTCCAAGAAACATTTAAAGCCATTACACCTAGAAGATTTGTCATTCTCTCCACATGCTTCATTTTAATATTCTTGTTTTTAGCAAGATCAGTATATTTCTTTGTATTAGTTTTGTTTCCAATAACTCTATCAGGAGCTAATGTATAAATTCTTGATTTTTTATCTACAAATTTCTTTGTAATATTAATTGTATAGAGAGGAACTTCTTGATATGACTTTGCATTAAAATATTGAGCTATATATTGATTTGTTTCTGTTCCAGTATAGTAGTTTATTAATTTTTCTATATACTTTCTTCTTTTCTTAGATTGATCTACTTTTGATTCCTGGATAGACCTTCTTATAATGTTTTCTGCATAGCTCATCTTGATTTTAACCTCATTTTATGTGATCGAAGTGGGAATCTATTGATAAAAAAATATCTAACGCAGTCCATTCCATGGTCATGATAGCCATCTTTCATAGGTTCTTGTTTAATATTCGTTCCCTCTTTATGTTCTGGATACCTGTAATTCTCAAAATCGACAGCTAATCCCACACACTTCTTATCCAAGTGTAGGAATCGCTCTCCATTTGCATTTTCAACGAAACTTCTTACATGAGAGACTCCTGAAATAATATTTGTACTAACTTTGTCTCTTATTGAGCGAATTCTAATGCCAAACTTACGAAAAATTTCTGTATCTCCCAAACCTGATTGAGATTGAACTCCTTTTCCAGCAGGATCTCCATAGTATAATTTCACATTATAATGCTTTTGTTTAATTCTTAAAGCAAGTGTATCTGTCTTTACATTTGTGTCGTGGATTATCTCATCAATAATATTTATATGTTCTTCTCCATTAAGATAATAGACTTGAAACCATGCCACAGCAGGCATCCTATAACCAAAATCAATAGAACAATAAGTAGGATAATTTGGATTATAAGGGAACTCGCCCATATCAATATTTCTATCAAAAGGATAAACTCTTCCTGCAAAGGATGTAAACATTGAACCATACTCTTGGTCAAATACCTCCCTTGACATATTTCTTTTAGCCTCAATGAGATCCTCATCCCTTTCTCCTTTAGGATAAGCAAACTGATTCTCCCACGAAGGACTATTGAATGAAAGCCACTCATGATCTTGTTGTCCCTTAACATATGCATCGTAAACCCAATTATATCCTTCTGGTGTAGTTATAAATATAGCTCTTCCTTTTCTATCAGACAAGGTAGGTCGTAAATACATCTCCCAAGCTATCTTTTTCTGTTTGGCTGCCTCATCAAGAATCAATAAATCTAAACCTTCTCCTACAAGCGAATTCGGATTGTCTGCAGACTTAGCTTCAAAAGTAGAACCTGCTTCTGTTTCAATATACATATCTTTGTAAGAAGCTCTTCTTGTTCCAATGTTCTTAGTTGGATCAGGATTGGCTATGATTGTGTGCCAAACTTCTCTAAATACCTTTTCTGCAGTCTGGTAAGTGGGAGCTACTACCCATGAACGAGTTTTTGGGCAATTAAGAACAGTTTCTATCTCTTTGGATGCACATACACTCTTGCCCCATCTTCTACCACACACTGCTACAACAAACCTAGCCTTTTTTTCTGGATAATGTATCTTTAATTGACCATTATGTGGAGTATAATTAGTGAATTTGAACCATTGTTTCTTAAAATTTAAGAATTTATCGCTATAAAAAAATTCAACACCTTGTTTTCTTTGCATGTAAGCCTTATATAGTATTAGTAGTATATATAGTATATAGTATTATAATAAAAAAAGAAAAAAGTATAACAAAAAAGAAAAAGCTATTCATTTTCAAGCTCAATTAACTTCTTCATCCACTCATCTCTAGCACTTTTGCTATGCCTACCACTAGGAAGAAGGTCTAAACCTACTTTTTTAGCTCTTTTTCTAGTTTCGTAAGCACTATGTTGTGCTTTTGCTTCTTTATCTTTTTTAATTTGAGAATATCTAGCCATTTCAAGCCTATTTTTCTCACTTTTCTCTCTTTTTTTAGGAAAATCATTAGAATTATCTCTTTCAGGTAACTCTATTTTCTTATCAACTAAGTGATCTGCAACTTTATCAAACATTTCACTATCTTCATCATTTATTTCTGTAAATTCTACATCATCAGAATCAACTTTCATAAACTTTTCAAAATTACTTTCAACTTGAATCTTAATTCTATTCTCTAATTTACCAAAATGCTCCAAAACTAACCTTGCTGCTTGAACATTTCCTCTTTTTGCTTCTTCAATTGTAGCTTGTATAACACCAGGTAACTCAACTCCTGCTACCTCCATGTATCTTTTATACAAATTATCTAAAAAGTCTGGATTCCTCATCCACCTTTGTATCGTTTTTTTATCAACTCCACACTGAATTGACATCTCTTTCAAAGTAATCATAGGATCAGATGCATAAAGCTCAATTGCAAGTGCCATATTAGGATTATGTTTAACAATACTCATAACTAAATATAAAACATTTTTCACGATATTTTCAAGTTTTAAAAAATGAGCCAAAAATTCACGCTCTTTTTCAACAATTCTATGTCGAGCAATCTGCCAAACCAGGTTTCTAGGTTTCCCCCTCTCATATGCGTAATATAGAGTAGTTGAGGAGGGCAATAGAGCCGAAACTCACAAACTAGAAAATAAAAAGAGGTAGAAATGAATATACTTAAAGTAGATAAAATAAATAGCCTAGATAAACTTGATGTAATAGGCAAAAGGGACTTAGTAGATAAAACTAAATTCTCTAATAATGAAGTAATAAATAAGGCTTGTAAAATAGTAATGATGGATATTAGAAAGGGACTAAAATTTCCTATGGGCGTAATTCATAAAATAGAAAATAGTGCCTTAGCTAGTTATGAAATGTTACTAGATGAAAAAGATTTTTTAGAATTAAAAGAAATTCTAGATTATCAAGAAGTTCTAAAAGGTAGTAGAGTTAAGACACAAGATACACCCGAAATGACTTCACTTAGATTAGAGTTTGAAGTGTGGAAAGAAAAAATGTATAAGATGGGTTTAATAGATAAGAATATTTCTACTAGTCATAAAGTTACATATGAGGTAATTGATGGACTAGATGTAGAAAGAGTTATTAGTTTAAATCTAGGTAGAAAATATAAAGAGCCTAAGGACGAGCCTAAAAAATAATCATAAAATATAAGGGATAAGATAGCCACTAGAAAAATTGATCGAAATCTAGTGGCTTCTTGTCGTCCAGGAAAATCAGTTTTTTTGTCAAATCCAGGCGTTCTATATCTGATCAGATTTACCTTCACAGATGATCGCCTATAAATAGAAAGGTAGGGTATCACAGATGGCTTGTATAAAACAGAGAGTCCAATCTAAGCCTAGTTCCGAAACTAGGTTATTAATTAACAGAGTTCTCCAGTCCTATGGATATAGATTTAACACAGATTATAAATATGTAATAGGGAACGA